CCCCCGGCGCCGACCGACGGTCCCGCGCCGCCCTCGCCGGACGACAACGAAGTGGCGGCGGACGCGAGCAACGACGCCGCGCCCGCCACCCGCCGCGCGCCCGACGTCTTCGGCCTGCTCAGCGCGATGCATGAGCAACTGAAGACGATGCAGCGCGAGATCAACATCCTCAAGGCATCCCGGACCGAGGATGAAGCGGTCCACGCCGCGGTATCGCCCCGCGCCCAGGCCCAGCTTGGCGATGAGGCGGCCCCACCCCCGCCGCCGCGCCGGGAGCCCGGCGTTCCGTATTTCGATCCGACCCGCCCGCACGGAACGATCCGCAACCACCCGCAGGGCGCGTTCTTCGAACAGGACGGGTATTTCTTCAACGCCCAGAAGGAGTACATGCCGAAAATCCCGCGCCAGGTCTCCAAGGCGGCTCCGGCCGCGCCGGGTCCGGCGGCGACCGCCCGCAGCAACCTGGCTCTCGGGCAGCAGCCGTCGGCCGAGGGCAGCCCTCCCGCCGACAAGCGCGTCCGCACGCAGCAGAACGGCATCGACCTTCAGAAATGGGCGGATGGCACCGAGAAGCACCTGTGGGCGAAGGCGAGGGTCGCCATTCGTGACGCCACCGGCACCCTCCCCGACAATAAAGAGCACGGCCTCGACCTGCTCCGCGAACACGGCGTGATCGATCATGGCGATGACATGGACGAGTTTGACGGGAGCTAAGACGGTCACCGGCTCGATCAAGAGCTGGGTCAACCATTCGTCCATCCCCGTCGAAGAGATCGTACCCGAAGCGGAGGCGTTGATTTTTCAGCGCCTCCGTTCGATCAAGATGCAGAAGCTCTCGAGCGGCACGCTGGCATCCGGGGACAGTTCCATCGACATTTCCGCGCTGCGCTTCCTGTCGCCGCGCATGCTCAAATTCTACGGCACCCACAGCTACGCGCCGACCTTCTACCAGCTCGAGCTGTTCGAAGAGCAGCGGCTCTACGACGCCACGACCGCGCCGCCGACCCTGCTGGAAGGCTCGCCAACGTCCTTCACCCACGATCGCTCGACGATCTACTTCAACGTCAAGGCCAACGAGACCCACTATTACCGGCTCTGGTACTATGAACGCCCCGAGCCGCTGTCGGATTCGAACGACACCAACCTTCTGACCGACGACTACCCGCACATCCTGCGGCAGGCCTGCATGTCGCTCGCCTTCGAATACCGGAAGGACGAGGGACGATCGGACAAGGCCTTGCAGAAGATGGCCGCTTACATCGACCAGGCGATGGTCGAGAGCGACATGGCCTTCGAGGGCAGCGAATACCAGCTCTATTGGGAGCCGACTTATGGCTGACACCACCGAATCCAACCTCCAGATCGTCAACCAGGAAAACGGCGGCAACGACGGCACCTGGGGCGATATCGCGGACGCGAACTTCGCCAAGCTGGTGACGGCGATCACCGAAACGACGACGAAAACCGTTACCGGCGGCACCACGTCGCTGACCGATGACGAGCAGCGCGCCGCGGTGCTGATCTTCAACGGCACCCTGACCTCGAACCAGATCATCAAGGTCAACGACACCGCCGAGAAATGGTGGTTCGTCAAGAACGACACGACCGGCTCCTACACCCTGACGGTCCAGACCGACACCGGGACTGGCATCGCGGTGACGCAGGGCGACGTGAAGATCCTGCGCTCGGATGGGACCAACGTCATCGACCTGACGCTGTTCCTCGCCAAGACCGACCTGTTCGACCTGGGCTATGTCGGCACCTTCACGGAGAACGGCGACGAAAACACGCTGACGGCCAGCGACACGAACTTCACCGGAACGCTCGCCGCGGGCCATAGGATCTCCGGCAAGGTGACCAATGCCAATACCAGCGATATGACGCTGGATTACAACTCGGCGGGCGCAGCCTCGATCGTCGACGGGCTTGGCGCCGAAATCCAGCCAGGGGTGGTCCCGGCCGGCGGATACCTGAAACTCGAGTTCGACGGCACGAACTGGGTATTGCTAAATGTCGCCGACCCGTTCAAGCAGAACACCGCGCCGAAGCTCTACGGCCCGCTCGATCCGAACGGCAACGATGTGGGCTGGGACAAGGGATCGGACATCGCGTCCGCTTCCGGGCCGACTGTTCCAACCGACGGCAACTTCTTCGTGGTCACCGGCACGACGGGGATTTCAAGCTTCACGGTCTCGGCGAACCGGCTGTTCGCGCTCTATTTCTCCGACGCAGTGACGCTGACGCATTCGACGAACACGCTGGAGCTGCCGGGCAATGTCGATTTCACCACGCGGGCCGGCGATCGCCTGCTGTGCTTCGCCGACGCGACCGACAACGTGGTCGTGCTGCATGTCCAGCGCCAGGACCTGATCGTCAACGAGCGCAAGGGCGCCGATCTGGCCTCGGCTTCGACAATTTCTCCCGGGGACGACGGCAATTTCTTCGACGTGACGGGAACGACGACGATCACGGCGATCGCGACAACCGGCATCATCGGAACCGAAATCACGCTGCAGTTCGATGGCGTTCTGACGCTGACGCACCACGCGACCGACCTGATCCTGCCGACCGGTCTCGATATCACGACCCAGGCGGGCGACACTGCGATCTTCCGCGAATACGCCTCGGGCGACTGGGTCTGTATTTCCTACCTGCGCGCCGACGGGACCGCGCTGGCCGTGAACTCGGCGATCGCCAGTTCGGTTGCCGATGTGACGATTTCCAACGGCAGCACCTTTACCGAGGTGATGAGTGTGGATATTGCCGCCGGGGATTTCGGCTCAGGCGATATCTACCATTTCATCGTTCGCGGGTCGGTTCGTTCGAACAACACAACCTCCGCCGATTTCCGTCTCAAGGTCGGCAGCGTGATCTGGCGCGACGGGCTCCGCAGCCTTGCCGGCGACGGCAATGAACAGCCATGGACCCTGGAATTCGATTTGTTCTGCAAGGACGGCGTTTCAACCGACGCGCATATCAACGGCACCCTCATTTTTGCTTATACTGGCGCGCCACCGACCGGAGAAGGGCAGTCTGGGGCCGACCAGGTCGCCGTTGCGATACGAGGGTCCGTTTCTGACGATGTGTCGGCCGGCGTTACGGTTACGCTCGAGATCAACGACAATTACGGTGGGGGGGCTGGCCCGACGCGCACTGTGGATATGTACCGAGTTTCGAAGAGCCTTGGCTGATGGCCGACACGCCGCTCCCCCTCGAACTTCCTCCTGGAATGGTGGTGACGGAATCGATCTTCGCCGCCAGCGGCCGGTATGTGGGCGGCGACAAGGTGCGCTTCTACCGGAACAAGCCGCAGAAGATCGGCGGGAATTCCAAGCATTTCACCACCGCCTACACCGGGTTCGCCCGGGCGCTGCTCGCGTGGTCCGATTTCTCGCTCAACAACTTCGTCATGGTCGGGACGAACTGCAAGCTAGAGATCTACGATTCGAACGGCAACAAGACCAACGTCACGCCGCTTGAAGACACCGGGACGCTGGCTGCCGACCCCATCACCACGACCTCGGGCTCGACGAGCGTCAACATCGAGCATGGAAGCCACGGCCGGATCGTCGGCGACGTGGTGGTCTTCGACGGCGCCACCGCGGTCGGCGGGATCACGATCGACGGCGAATACACCGTTTCCACCTATGTCGATGGCAACAATTACACGATCGAGCATTCGAGCGCGGCCACGGGGAGCGCTACCGGCGGCGGATCCTCGGTCGATTACGACTACGAATTGACCTGCGGGCTGGTCGATGCCACGGAAGGCGGCGGCTGGGGCATCGGCGGCTGGGGCGAGGAGACCTGGGGCACCTCGCGCCAGAACACGACCTTCGTCCAATATCCGCGCTTCTGGTCTTTGTCGAAATACGGCGAGGACGTGATCGCCTGCCCGACAAACGGCACGCTTTACCACTGGGACGCAACGAACCAGACGAGCCGGGCCGCGGCAATCAGCAATGCGCCGTCGAACTGCCAGGCGGCGTTCGTGACGGACGACCGGCATGTGGTCGCGCTGGGCGCGGGTGGCGACCCGATGAAGGTCCAGTGGCCGGACCAGAGCGATTTCACCGCATGGACGCCGTCGTCGACGAACACGGCCGGCTCGCGCACCCTGCAGGAAGGCTCCCGCCTCATGGCCGGCGGGGTGCTTCAGAACCGCGTCGCGCTGATCTGGTCGGACACGGCCGCCTATCTATGGCAGTACACCGGATCCGACTTCGTTTTCGATAGCCGGGTCGCCGGCAACAATTGCGGGCTGATCGGGCCGAACGCCTTTACCGTGGTCGGCGGCGTCGCCTACTGGATGAGCCGCGGCAATTTCTACATGTATTCTGGCTATGTGGTCGATATCCCGAACGCCGATGACATCAACTCCTTCGTCGACGACAACATTTCCGATCTGCAGGATGTGAAGACGGTCTGCGGCTACAACCAGGTCTTCGACGAGATCTGGTGGTGGTTTGTCGCCGAGGGGGAATACGAGCCATCGATCTACGTGGCCTACAACATGAAGAGCAAGACGTGGGTGAAGGGGACCATGTCGCGCTCGGCCTTCGCCAACCAGGAGAACCGCGCCACCGAGCCGCTTATGACTGGCGTTGCCGAGGACGATTACGTCTACGTGCACGAGACGGGGCTGAACGAGGCCGATGGCAGCGCGATCGCGTGGTCTCTGGAAATGGCGCCGTTCGCGATCTCGCAGGGCGGCCAGGTGATGGACGTCTGGCACCTCGAGCCCGACTTCGAAACCCAGGTCGGCGACATCACCCTGAACCTGAAAACCTACCACCGCAGCCGGGTAGCCTCCCTGCTCGACAATGAGACCTACACGATCGCCGCCACGGATGATATCGTAGACACCGACAATGTCTCCGGGCGCTATGTCTCGCTGACGTGGAGCCAGGAAGAAGTCGACGGCGATTTCCGCTTCGGGATTTCGAAGCTTCGCATCGACCAGGCGGGGGAAAGAGGATGAGGCCGATCCAACTGGGAACGCCGCCGCCGCGCGACAATCAGGAAGCGTGGATGGAATGGATGGAGCGGTCGATCATGGAGATCGCGGGCGCAAGCCACGACACAGCAACCCGGTTTATCGACCAGTTCACCCCGTCCAACGTCACCGCGACCCGTACCTTCGACGCGGATTCGACGACGCTCGCCGAGGTCGCCGACGTGGTCGGAACGATGATCGAGGACATCAAGGGCAGGCCGTACTGATGGATATCTTGTCGCAGATCATGATGAACCAGCCGGGGAACCCGCAGGCGATTTTAAGCCAATCGCCCGCAATGGGAGCCCCGGGTGCAGGCCTGCCGGCTATGGGAATGTCGCCGGCAGGCCGTCCACCTTCGGAAGCGCTCGACATCAACATGCTCTTGCGCCAGATCTTCGCCCAGCCGCCGGCACAGCGGCCCGCGCCACCTGCGCCCCAGGCGGCCCCGCCCCAGATGCAGCCGCCACAGGGCGGAATGGACGACGGCGCGCCGATGATGGGCGGCGGCGCGGCGGCGGCCGATCCCAGGCAGCAGATGCTCGCGGCTATCCTCGGCGGCGGAGGCGCGGCCTGATGCGCTTCAAGCTCTGCGAACACGGCCAGCTCGAAACCCTCTGGGATCTGCTCGAGGCTTTCTATGCCGAGAACGGCATCGTCGATCCGAACCGGCCCAAGGCGTTCCCATTCGTCGAGAAGACGGTCGACGGTGGCCGGTGCTGGCTGCTTTACCCGGACGATGGAGACGAGCCGATCGGCACGTTCGGCTACGAGATCGTGGCGCCGTGGTGGTCGGACGAACTGCGATTGCAGGACGTGTGGATCTACATCAAGCCGGAATATCGGAGCCTTTCGTCGTTCCGCTCGGTGCTCGATCTGGCGGACCGGCTTGCCGCGCGGGCCAATCTCCCTCTATACATCCAACTCTACGTGGCCGGCGCGGACCGAAAGAAGGTCCTGTTCAAGCGCTACCTCGATGAGCTGGCCGAGGTCTACGAGGTCAAATATGTCGGCGGCCGGTTCCGCGGCCGGGCGGCAGGAAACCAGGAGCAGTGACATGGGCTGCATGGATGCCGGAAGTTCGACCACCACGTCGTCGGTAAAGCTGCCGAAGTGGTTCGAGGACAGAGTCCGGGAGAACATCAAGACCGCGTCGAAGGTCTCCAAGACGCCGTTCTCCTCCTATGAAGGCGATCGGTTCACCGATTTCTCGCCGGACGAGACCGCGGCCTTCGATTTGATTCGGGGGATCGTGCCGGAATTCTCGGGCCCGAGCGGGTATTCGGACAAGATCATGGAGGCCGCCGGCTCGCCGATCATGTCGCTCGACACGCCCTCGCTGATCTCGGGAGACATCAAGGACTACATGAACCCGTATCTCGATACGGTGATGGCCGACACCCTGAAAAACTTCAACGAGGAAGCCGGCAAGGATCTGCTCAAGATCGGCGCCGGCGCCACGTCCTCGGGGGCTTTCGGAGACGCCCGGCACGGCGTGGTCGAGAGCAGCTACAACAAGGACATGATGGGCAAGCGCGGCGAGCTCATTAACAAGATGCTGTCCGACGCGTTCGGCGGCGCGATGGGGCTCAAGCAACAGGACATCCAGAACTCGCTCAACACCTTCGGCGCCAATGTCGGGGCGAACGAAAGCGGTCTGGGCCGGATGATCAGCGGCGCGTCGACGGCGGCCGGCACCGACACGACCGAACTGAAGAACCTCCTGGGCGCGGCTGGCGCGCTCGGCACGTCCGGCGGCCAGCAGCGCGCGCTCGGCCAGGCGAACGCCGATTTCGACTTCTCGGAGTTCCTGCGCCAGCAGAACTACCCGAAGGAAATGGTCGACTTCATGAGCCGGACGCTGGGCACCGCGCCGACGAGCAAGACGACCGAGACTTCGACGCCTACACCTTCGCCGCTCGCGAGCGTCGCGGGGGCCGGATTGAACGCCCTGTCTGCCTATCTTGGGAGTAGTGGCTGATGAACCCTCTTCTCGCGCAGATATTCGAAAAGCTTCAGGGGCAGGCTCAGCCCGTTCTGGACGCGCCGGCGCCGCCCACACCCACACCGATGACCGAGGAATCGTTGCGCCGGCAAGCGATCCGCGAGGCGCTGGCGTCGGCAGGCAAGACGCTGGCGACCACGCCCGGGAATTTCCTGACAGGCCTGGGCGTCGCGGCCGGCGCCGGCGGAGAAACGTTTGCCAAAGGCACCGGCGACATCCCGAAAAAGATGATGGAGCAATCCGAGAAGGACCAGCAGAAGCGCATGGCCCTGCTCAACCAGCTTTTCGGCGGCGCGCGCGCGATCAGCGCGGAAGGCCGGGCGGACGAAAGCCTTGGGCTTGCCAAGACGCGCGAGAGCCGGGCCGCCGGCATGGACGCCTGGCGCCGGTCGCGGGCCGGCGAACTGGACGAAGAGAGCAAGCGCCGGTTTGAACTCGAATTTGGTCTCAAGAAGGATACCGGAGAAGCGCAGCTAGAGCGCGCTAAAGCTATGGTTGAACGCGCTCGCGCCGAAGAGATGCGAAAGGCCGAACGAGACAGAACCAACGATGAACGCTGGAAAAAAGAATTCGGCCTTAAAAAGGATACCGGCGAGGCCGTTAAGGAACGGGCCACCGCCGCGGCCGAGCGCATGCGTTCGGAGATGCTGCGCAATTTGTTCAACGACAAGTTCCGCCGGGCCACCGGCACCGAAAAGGCCGTATCCGACCGGATGAAGGCGCTTGGCCTCAATGACCCGTGGCTCGACCCGGAGGAGCGGAAAAAGGGCGAGGCTCTGGTCGAGGAGATGCGCAAACGCCTTACCGGCGGGACTCCGCGAAAAGGCCCGCCGTCAGTCGGCACAATCATTGTCCATCCGACGACCGGCGCGAAGATGCGCTGGGACGGCAAGGGGTGGGCGCCACTCGAATAGAGGCCCACCATGGGAACCGCCTGGGATCTACCCGAAGGCTTCGTCTACGAAAGCGACATCGCAACCCCGGACCCTTCGACCGAGAAGGCGGCGCCGGCATGGGCGTTGCCGGAAGGCTTCGTCTACGAGAGCGAGTTGAAGGCCAAAGCGCCGGCGCCGACGGCGACCGCCACCACGCCAGAGACTGAAACCGGCCCGGGCTTCACCGACTATCTGAAAGAGATCGGGGGGCAGCTTTATTCCGGCGGCGCCGGCACGGTCGCTTCCGCTCTGAAAGGCGTCGGCGCTGCGGACGTTGTGCCGAAGAACGTTATTGAGGAGACCGACCGCGACCTTCGCCGCGTCAAGGACATGACGGACGAAGAATTCGGCGCGTTCAGGTCTAAAATAATCAAGAAACTCGGTGTGAAATCTCTGCCGGTGCAGGCCGCTGCGTTCGGGCTGCGCAAGGGGATCATCAAGAAGCCGGAGGAACTGGACTCCTACAAGGGCTGGAAAGACCGGTTCACCACCACCCTGGAAAAATCGCCTGTTTTCATGGCTGGCGAGGCGATTTCCAAGCACATCGAAAACGATGTAGCCAAGGATCCGAGGTTCAAAGACTCGTGGACGCGAGCCTTTGCGTCCGGGGCCGGGTCAGCGATCCCGTATTTCGCGCTTGGCGCTTTGTCTGGCGGCGTCGGCACAGGCATTGGTCTCGGCTTGGGTATCGAGGCGCAGGGCGGCGAGGCGATAGACCGGGCGAGAGCGAAGAAAGCAACGCTCGAGCAGGTGCTCGAAGCGGCGCGGATTTCCAGTATCATCGGCGGAACCGAACAGTTGCCGATGGAGGTCATCTTCGAGCGGTTTCCGCTTCTGCGCGCGATCAAGCCGGCGTGGAAGAAGATCATCGCTCAGGGCGCGACGGAAGCGGTTCAGGAAGGAACCCAGCAAATCTGGCAAAACAGCGTTGCCAAGCTGGTTTACGACCCGAAGGCCGACATCATCGATTGGGACGTGCTGAAATCGATGATCGTTGGCGCGGGTGTCGGGTCTGGCCTCGGCGGCATTCATGAAGCGGGCAAGTACGCCGGCGAGCGAAACGCGCGGCGGAAGCTGAACGCCGAGGCGCGCAAGGCTGGCGTGGAAGGAACGACCTTCACCGGCGCGCCGGGCACCGAGGGCGAGGCCGGAGCGAGCGGCGGCGAGACGGGCGCCGGCCCGGCCCCGGGCGGGTACGCGCCGTCGGAAGAGGAGATCTTCGCCCGCATGGCCGATATGGTCGGCGGGCCGGAGGTGGTCGACCGCTACCGCACCACGCCGAAGATGTTCGATCGGCTCTACCAGGAAGCGCGCAACGCGATCATCGCGGACGCGGCCGGCGGAGTGCCTGGCAGGGCTGCCCTGCCGGCGCCGTCCGGGACCGGAGAGACAGGCGGAACGGAAACGGCCGCTCCTGCCACAGAGACCGGCACAGGGGAGGCGGAAGCGGGGACGCCGGCACCGGAGGGCGCTGACACCGGTAAAACGGCTCCTGCGGCCTCTGTGAAGGCCGATGAAACGGACGACGAAGGCACCCGCACGCTGATCGCCGCCGGCTATACCCGAGACCAGATCGCCGACATGGGATCGATCGAGCGGGATGATGCCATCGCCGAGGCGCGCGATGCGGGCGTTGTGCCGATGCCGGAAGGGTTCGAACTCGACACGTCCGGCACGAAGACCAAGCCCAAGACGGTCGAGACCGAGGCGGATATCCGTCACGCCGAAACCCATGTCGAGACGAAGCCGACGGACGCGCAGAAGGAAGCCGGCAACTACAAGAAGGGGCACATCCGGTTCAAGGGGCTCGACATCACGATCGAGACGCCAAAGGGCGAGGAGCGCACCAACAAGGACCCGAACGGCCCGAAGTGGAGCGTGAAAGTTCCCGAGGCCTACGGCTACGTCAAGCGCACGCGCGGCGCGGACGAGGACCAGGTCGACGTTTATGTCGGGCCGAAGGTGGATTCCGACCGGGCCTATGTCGTCGACCAGCTCGACCTGAAGACCGGCAAGTTCGACGAGACCAAAGTCATCCTCGGCGCCGACAGCGCGAAGGCGGCCCGGGACATCTACGAAAAGGGGTTCTCCGATGGGCGCGGCGCGGAACGGATCGGCGCGGTATCTGAAACGGACATTGCGGGACTTCAGGAGTGGCTTCGAAGCGGAGACGCCCGGGCGCCATACTCTGGCGAACTGGCTTCGCCGGCAGGGGAGAAAGGTGCTGGTGGAACTGCAGAAGAACCGGCCGCGACCCCGGCCGCCGAAGGATCCGAGCCTGCGACCACGGGAAAAGCCTCCGCGCCGGAAGTTTCGCCGGCGGAAGGATCTGTAGAAACCACCGAGAAGAAGCCGGCCGCCGCGCCAGCGCCGGAGACCGAGACCTGGCGCCGGAACTTCATCGCGGCGCGCAAGGAAGCGAAGTCCCGCGGTATCGACATTGTGGGGAAGACCGGTGACGAACTGATTGCCGAGATCGAGGAGCAGGACCGGCAGAAGGCGGTCGAGGCCGGCAAGGATCTGCTGGGTAAACCGGTGAAGATGGGCGGCGAGGCGGCGGCTACCGCCGAAAATCCGAACCTCGGCCCGCTGTTCTCGCCACCGAAAGACGACTACGCAAAACTGGCAATCTTGAAGTCCGTGAGAGAAGGCCGCCGGCAATCCAAAGAGCCGCTGATGGCGCCTATAAATTGGCTGATCGGCGAAGGACTCGTGAACCCTGTCCGCAAAAGAGGAAAGCAATACCTGACGCTCTCGCCGAAGGGCGAGGAACTGCTGGCCAGCCTTGAGCCCGGCGTCGAAGGCGAGACAGCGGCAAAACCGGCAGAAGGCGGAACGGAGGCGAGCGCGGAGCCGGCCGTTACCCCCACCTCCGCACCTTCCCGCACCACACTTGAGAAAGGTGCGGAAAGCGAGACGGAGCCTGCGGACGATGAAAGCGGCATCCACACCGCATGGAATCGCATGGATAGATCGACGCGGTTGGCGGCGGTAACGAAGGCGACCGGCAGGGAACCGGAGGCGCGCGCTGGAACGGGCGTCCATTTCCGTCCATGGACGGCGCTGAGCGACGAGATAAAGGGGCAGCTTCGCCCCGTGATGCGGGATTACCTCGAAAATGGTTCCGCTTCGCTTTATGCCGAGGTCACCCCCGAACCTCATGGTCAATTACCACAAGGTCAGGAGACGGAAGCGGCCAGCGAGCCCAAGACCACGACAGATCGTGATTTGTTCATTCGAAATTTCGGCGGCTCGTCAGATGTTGGCTGGTCAACCAGAGTCAAGGGGCCGAATGGAAAGTGGTATTCGTTGAGGATGGCTGGCAACGCCCGCGGGTTCTCCGTTTGGAAAACTCAAAAAACCCAAACGCTGGATAGCTCTCACTTTGCACCGCAGGGGCAGGAAGATTGGAATAGCACCCAAGCTGCGGAAGCCGCCGCCGAACATGCCGGCG